CGATCACCCTTCGGATCAAACCACTCATCACACATAGAACAACGACTCCAGCCTTTCATATATTTGTCCACAGTTTCTTCTCCTATTAAGATTAACCCACCCACCATCCCTCCAGATTACATATACAGAGAACCTCGGTCAATCCCCTCTTCTGGCCGCCAAATCCAGAAAACAGACAAGACCCCCCTACCCCCTGAGTAATTGCGATTATAATCCTAGGTTGATTTACAAGATTCCTTTTTATACACTTTAGCAAACCCTGTTTCTTAACCTTCAGGAGACCGCGAATGCGAACTACGGCACGACAAAAAGAAGGTCTAGCTCTTCTCGCCGATGTCAAACATGTCGAAGACTCACGTCCCCCACGAGTTCGGTTTGCTCGAAAGCCGGGAAAATCTGAGTATGGTCGTGTCGAGTGGTGGACTCGAATTTTTGAGACCAACGAGATGCTAAAAGGCCGCCGAAAGTATACTGACACAGCTCTTCGCGATGCGTTCTTTCTCGAATGGCCTGATGAAGACCCTGATTTCTTTAAAACCCAAGGCACCGTCAATTACCATCGAAATTACTACAATCAAGGCCGCTTCGCTCCCAAAGTCAACGGGAAATACGTCCCACCTGAAATTCAGTCCTCTCGCTACGGAGTCAACGGCGAGGCTGTAAAAGGTCGTTCGGGAGCACCTTTCGATTGACTGAAATTGATTACAGATCGGCCATGATAGATTGGCACTCTGACACCGCAAATTATCGTGGGTGCCAGCCTTGTCCCAAGTGTGGCGATGATAATCGAATGGCCTACGGCACACCATTAACTATCGAATGTTTCTATTGCGGATTCCAGCAACTAGTTATTTCTCCCCCCCAAGATTAAAATTGACTTTCCGAACTGTAGACAAAACCCGTCGACTTCTCGCCTCCCAAGAATCTCTAATTCACTGGCAAAACGTCGAAAAGTACAACGCTCATTCCAAACGTCGAACAGACCTATTCGGTCTCGGAGACTTTCTAATCTGTACACGACGACCTTTCTGCGTTCCCGGATCACTTCTCCTTCAGATTACTTCCAAACAACAAATCGCCCCCCATCAAAACAAGTTCGTGGATGCCCAAAACCTCTTTGACTTTCTTGCGGATTGGCTTTGTTCCGGTAACCTTTACGAAATCTGGGGATGGGATTTTGATACACGTCCCGCGACCCGCGTTGTCAGGAACTACTCTTTTGTTGAATCTTCTAATAATTTTGAATATGACAATTCATCCCTAATCCCCTACAAAAAGAGCCGATAGAGTCCCCTCGAAAATCTTTTCTTCTTATTTTTACCTCAAGACGACTTTTCCGGTTGACGACCTAGATCAAATCCTTAGAATCACGGACATGACCAGCAACTAATCCCCTTTTCAATCCAAAGGAAAAAACTAATGGCAAAAAAGAAGAAACCCGTTGCAAGATCAACTCCAACTAAAAAGGCACGTTTTCAACAAGGCGGTTCAAGTGACAAGGCCGACGCGACCGGCAGCGTTACGATTAACCTTTCCCTTCGAGACAAAGGCAAGTATCGCGTAGGCAACTTGACTCGAAGCTTCACCGTCAAGAACGCAACAGTCTCTTCTGTTGCTAACGCGATCGCGGAATCCCTTTTCTAGAATCTCACGCTCCTATGTCTGAACTTTCCCGTCACCTCGAACGGTTCTCCGAATGCAAAGCCTGCGATCTTTGCCAAACCCGACGCAAGATCACTTTCTTCAGAGGCAACGACTCTCCAGAATCTGCCGATCTTTTGTTTGTAGGTGAAGCTCCAGGTCCGATTGAAAATGTCCTAGGGGAACCGTTTGTTGGGGAAGCTGGAAAGATTCTCGACAAGCTAATCAAAGACTGCATTGATCCACTTTCATACAAACTGTCTTCGCCTCTCAGATACATCATGACCAATATTATCTCCTGCTTCCCTATAGATGAACGTGGGGGAAAGTTTCGCCAGCCCACACAAACTGAAATTCTAGCCTGTCAACCAAAGCTCATTGAACTAGCCAACATTGTCAAACCCAAAGCCGTCATCCTACTCGGCAAAGTTGCAGAAAAAAATTGGCCACTCGCTCGAATTAATTTCGACTACAAAAAAGTGGCCCTTTGGCACCCCGCATATATCCTACGGAGAGGTGGAATCAAATGCCTAGAATACAAAAAGACCCGACAACAACTAAACACATTTCTAAAAAAGGCAAGTCTAAGAGAGACCTAGCTTTTCGTTCCCTTGATTGGGAGGCTATTTGTGAACGAGTCCAAACGACGACTCCGACCGAGCCCGGAATTTATCCGAATCTCGATTTCGAGACCTACACTCGCATCGACGCTCTAAACGCTTCCTTTATCAACACCTGCATTATTCATTCTCCTCGAAAGGCTCGCTTCTCAGCTTTACCCGAAGACGCTCCCTACTTCCGACTTGGCCACCTCGTACACGATAAGCACGAGGCAAAACGGGGGCTCGATGAAAATGCAATCGCTAATAAATACGTCGTAGTCCCCGAGGCCCAGTTGGTTCGACAAGTCGGTAACGATCCCAAAACAAACCAACGGTATAAATCACCCAAGGCCACCAGGCATTACAAAGCTCTCAAAGAACACTTCCTTGAAAAGCACCCCGGAAAGATCGCGGTTAGCGACGAGTGGATGAAAATTGCTGACTCAGCCCTCCGCGACCTTAATCGCAATATGACCAAAGAGATGCAAGGCGGCATCCCCGAACTAACCTTAGTCTGGAAGTACAAGTACAATCTCTACAAAGCCCGTTTAGACTGGCTCTTCCCTTCAGGAATAATCGACCTGAAAACAACAAAATTCCCTCTTCAGTATTTCGACCTGGCAAAATTCGGATACCATCGCCAAGCCGGACACTACTTTCGTGGCTATCGCTACGCTTACAATCAATCCAATCGCCAGACTCAATTCTTATTCCCACGCCCTGACAGCATCAAGAAATTTTGGTTCGCGGTTCTTGATGTCACCATGACCCCATCAACTTGTATCTTCGCTCCCATATCTGACCAAGCTCTTCAAACCGCCTATGCAGAACTTGACATTGCTTATGCTCTAATTCATCGTTGCAAAGAACAAAGGCGGTGGCCTGGCGTCCCTTCACCTACACAATTCAATCTTCCCCCACATTACAAAGAGTTTACCCACGACCCTTACGTTTCTTGATAAAAGGATTTTCTCAATGCTTGTTCTTAGTGTTAAAAAAAATGGTTACGTCCAACTTGGTGCCGATATTACGGTTCGTGTTGTTGCTTCTGACGGTCCTGTCAAACTTGGGTTCGAGGCTCCCTCAGACATAAAAATACTTCGTGACACGCTTTGGGAACGTCAAGAAAGAGAGAAACAAAAGAAAGCAGCCCTCAGTGATCAATTTAACTCCACGGAGGATAATTGAATGGTTAAGCTCCCGTCAAAAGCCAACGTTCCTCCAACAGACTTCAGTGAATACGTCTGGATTATCTACGGAGAGAAAGGAATTGGAAAGTCAACTCTTGCATCTCAGTTCAAGGACATCGTCGCCTACTTTCAACTTGAACCTCGAAAAGGCCTCCGCGTCCCGTTAATTCCAACACCTGGAGATGAGTTTGACTGGCAAATCTTCAAAGAGTACATCGATGAGATCGTAAAGAAGTACAAAGTCAAAGCTCGAACTAAAAAAACCTTTCGTGTTGTCATAGACACCGTCGACCTTCTAGCTCTTCTATGTGAGAAAGACCATGCGGCCAGAAACAATGCCTCTAGCATGCTCAACCTCAAAGACCGAGGCAAGGCTTGGGACGTAATGTTATCCGACTGGTGGGACACTCTGATGCTTCTCATCAAAAACGATATTCAACTAACCTTCGTTTCTCATTGTCGCTACCGCCCAAAAACTATCCGAGGTATGGCCCGTGAAGATTTAGCGAAAGCCATTCAAGATGGAATAATTACCAGCGAGACGCAACCTAGTTCTCGTGGTTGGGCCTATGAATACATGAGAAAACCTGTCGAATTCGTAGTGTATTTTGGCTGGTGGGGCGATGAACGCATCCTACAAATTCGCGGCAACGAAACTACTTACTGCTCGGCTGGAACCTTCAGCGAAGAACGTTTCTTAGACCCTAAAACAAAGAAGCCTTACCACTACATACCTTGCGGCCGAGGCATCAAACAAACCTACAAGAATCTACAACTAGCCTGGAACAATAAAATCGAAGGCTATATAGGTGAAGAAGAGGAAGAAGAAGAGTACTACGAAGAAGAAGAAGACTAACCAACCCTTTTACCCGTGGAGAAATTACGATGGTGACAAGAGTGAAAAAGAAGACCGTTAAAAGAAAGCGTTCCCGTCCAGCAACCAAAACAGAGACAACCTCAAAGGAGAAAGACCGAGCCGCCTGGCTTATTCGACTCACCAAAATGGGCGATGATTGGAAGACTGCCAAAAAGTACAAAGGCGGATTCGGTCCAAACAAGGACGTCCCCGATGGTGAGTACATCATCCAAGTCGCTTCAGGCAAAATTATCTGTCCCACTGACGAAGAGAAACCTGTCGGTTTCTCTTTTGGCCTGATCATCCGAGCAGCGTACAACCCCGAGTTAACAGCTGAGGTCAAGGGCGAAAAACTTTCTTTGTATCACCAACTAAACGACGTGATTCCTTTTGGCGATGCGACCAACACAGAGCGATTCGCTCGTGACGTTTCTTCAATGCAGCTAAGTCCGGAAAACTTCGATACCCTTCCAGATGTGCTTGACCAACTTCCAGACATCCTGGAAAAGAATGACATCTTAGTCAAAGCCAAAGTCTCTCAGAACGCTGATGGAACTCGACAGTACATCAACTTAATGGAAGACCTCATCACCAAACGTGATGTGGAAGCCCTCGGAGGTTAAATTCACTTCGGACCGGTGGAGTCGTGGCGGAATAGGTAAACGCAGGTGATGGTATCTAGTGCCTCAAAAGGGACGTGGAGCCGATGCGGAATAATGATGCTAGGCGTTGAAGCGAGGATACCAACCAGGCGGTGGGTTGCTGGTAGTACCGCACAATAACAAAGCCAGCCACACAGAAAGCTGCAGGTTCGAATCCTGCCGACTCCGTTTCTAAAAGGATTGATCCATGCGTAACCTAACAAGACTCGCGGTCGACACCGAGACAACCGGAACCTCTTTTTTCAAACCTTATCCCGGCTTTCATCATGTCTGTAAACCCTTCATCGTTAGTGCATGTGATGACAAAGGGAAAACCTTTCTTTGGAGATGGGCGGTAAATCCTAAGACTCGCAACGTTAGTATTCCCACCAAAGACAAGAAGGACCTACGAACTCTTTTTTCTAGCTATGATAGGCTTGTCTTCCACAATGCTCTCTTTGACGTCCGAGCCCTTGCCGCCGTAAATATCCGAATCCCTTGGACGCAAGTCGACGACACGATGGTTCTATCTCATGTCCATTGCTCCGACGGCTCTCATAGACTCAAGGACCTTGCTCTTCTACACCTCGACATTCCCACAGAGGACGAAACTGCTCTCAAAGCAGACGTCATATCAAAACGAGCAGGATTAAAACGCCAAGGCATTCAATCTGGTCCAAGTGTCACAACCGACTACTTCCTTTCAGAATTCGCAAATCATTACGCTGAAACTGACGTCATCCGAACGATGGGCCTTTGGAATTACCTCTCTGCCAACCTTCTCAGTCGCGGAACTTCCTCTCACTACCAAGCTATGCTAAGCGTCCTCCCTTCAACGTATCACATGGAAGGTCAAGGCTTTGACACCATAGGCCTAGAACGAGGAGTCCAGAAGTTCACAAAGAAATGTAACCAAATTACTAAAAAAATCACTCTTCAAACTCATCCTGACTTTAATCCCAACTCTCCAAAGCAGGTCCAAGATAGGCTATTCAACCTTCATAACTTTCCCGTACTAAAAACAACGGATACTGGTCAACCTTCAACGGATGCTGACGCTCTTGAAGACCTTCTTAACGTTGAACGAAATTTAAACGGAAACGATCCCGGAAAAGCTCTTGTCCGAACAATTCTAGAACTTCGCGAATACGAAACTGGCAGACGCTACCTAACTAGCTATCTCAAATTCCGCGACAAAGATGGTATCCTCCGACCGCATTACAACCCAACCGGCACTGCTGGAACTCGCTTTTCTTCTTCTCAACCCAATGGCCAGAACATCGGAAAGAATGCCGCCGTCTCTCTTCGCGGATACTTCGGACCTACACACCCCTTTACAGTTTGGTATGCAATTGACTACGACCAACTCGAACTTCGTCTGATGGCTTCTCTTTCAGAAGACACGAACCTCCAAAAAATCCTGGCTGAAGGTGGCGACCAGCATCAAGCTACTGCCGATGCTCTTGAAGTCTCTCGATCGCGAGGCAAGGCCGTAAACTTTTCCTGGCAGTACGGAGCCGGAAACAAAAAACTAGCTCGAATGATCGACATGGATGCCCAGGACTTCAGCAAAAAGATGCGAACTGCCTATCCAAGAATCCTTGATTTCATGAAGGCCTCGTCTGACATAGTTCGACGTCAAGGGCACGTCAACACCGCCTTCGGCTACCCTCTTGAAGTCTCCCATGAGTCACCTCATAAGGGAGCCAACTATCGTGTTCAAGGAACCGCTGGCGAAATTGTCAAGTATGCCATGTCAGACATCTGGGACGCCGGTCTAATTGGGGACAGAAAACTAATCCGACTTCTTGGGAACATTCACGACGAACTAATCTTTGCTGTCCACTTCAAATCTCTGGCCATACAACGTGACCTAAAAACTCAGGTTCCCCAGGATATTCTAGATATCATTGGACTCATGGAATACCAAGGAGAAAAGATTGGTTGTGCTACCCCTGTTTCTCTAACCCTTATCACGAATACCTGGGACAAAGGAGTAGAACTTGAAATTAACAACCTTAAACCTTTCTGACGACACTATACTTTACATCCTAAGTTTTAAGAAACTTGGAGAAATGTACTTTTTCACTTTTACTCCAAAAACAGTTGGGCGGCTGTTTGGTTACATGGCTAAATTTGCATACACCCCCAAATCCAAATTAAACTTCGACCTTGACGACTTGAAAGCCATCTCTGACTTTATCACACCTCTCATTTTAAAAAAGAAAGCCTGGACAGTACTTGACTAACCAAGGAGCCGAACTTGACATCAATAAACTCAGAATCCTCTGATGAAGAAAATCGTGCTTGGGCTGAAAAATATTTCGACTCAATCGGGGAAGGAATGGGTAAATTTGCTGGTAGTCTTTCCTCCGTAGACCATCAAATGGCCTTAAATATCCGGGCTCTTGTTTTAACTTGTTCAAGAAATTATTCGGGAGGATTCCCTACTGAAGGACATCACCATTTAACCTTTCGGAGAGCACAAGAAATTGTAAAAAACAGTCTAGACATTCCAGAAAAAAAGGAACAATAGGGAATGAAACAAGAACCTACAGACTTAGAAAATGTCACTCAAGTAATGAAGGAATTCTTCAATGAACTTGATAATCTCGGAGTCTTAATCGACCCCGGCTTCGGTGAAAGAATTCGTCTTCTCATTAAAGACCTAGTAGCTTTCCACTTTGCAGAAGATCGCAATGAAGTAACCAAACTTATGGAAGATTTAGGAATCGTAGGACAAAAACTCAAAGGCCTCAAAAACAAATGGAAATCTTTTCCGCGTTAGGATTCGAGCAAACTGATGAACTCAAAACACAACTTCGCGGGACTTGCCCCTTCTGCCTTGACAACGACAACAAGTTCTACCTTAACAAGCGTAAGGGCCTTTGGGACTGCAAGAACTGCCAGAAGAAAGGGAACCGTTCCTCGTTTATCCAATACTTCCTTGCTTCAGGGACTCAAAAAGACTTGATCCAACTCTCGAAAGAAAAAGAACCGATAGCCTCTACGACCCTTCGGAGAATGGGAGTCACTTTCATTCCCCATTTCAACGGCGGCCGATGGGTCATTCCTTATCGTGATCAATCGGGCTCTTACGTCTCCCTGAAGTACTACAACGGGGAAAAGCTCTACTCTCTTCCAGACGTTCCAATCATCATCTACGGTCTGGAAGAACTTCAAAAAAACGAAGTAATCTATCTTGTTGAGGGCGAATGGGATCGCATCGCCCTGAAACAAATCATCACCAAAGCAAAAGCCTCAGTTGGAGTCGTTGCCATTCCGGGTGCCAGCACCTTCAAAGAAGACTGGGCTCCGCTTTTTCAGGACAAAGTCGTCAAGGTAGTTCTTGACAAAGACGCTGCCGGAGAACAAGGGACCTCGCGACTCCAAAACCTTCTGACTCCGGTCGTTACCAGTCTCCAAATCATCAAATGGCCCGAGGAAGTACCGAAAGGGTTCGACATTCGAGACTTCCTAGCTCTGAACGCGGCCGATACAGCCAAAACCAATCTTACGGACCTCAACCGGCTTTTTCAGGACCCTCCAAAGGTCAAGCAAGACCTTCCAAAAGTTACCTCTTTCAACGTCCTCTGGAAGCAATTCAACGAGTACTACTATTCGGACGACAAGCTCCGTGACGCTTTGGCCGTCTCTCTTGCGACCGCAATCTCAATCCGAATTCCCGGCGACCCTATCTGGATGTTTCTTGTGGGCCCTTCGGGCAGCGGAAAGACTCTTCTACTGAAACTTTTCGGATATCATGACTCCATGGTCTTCCAATCTTCCATCCAGGCCAAAACCCTTCTTTCTGGCTTCCGCGACCGAGAAGGCAATGATCCCAGTCTAATTCTCAAATTACCAGGCCTTACGCTTGTCTTGAAGGACTTCACGGAGATTCTCTCTCTCTCCTTTGACACTCAAGAAGAAGTCTTCTCCATTCTCCGTGGAGCCTTTGACGGCGAGATTGATCGAATGTGGGGTAATGGAGCCTCCATAAACCTAAAGGACTGCTACTTTTCCCTACTAGCGGGGGTAACCAATGAAATCCATTCACACCAGAGAGCCAACCTCGGTGAACGCTTTCTGAAATTCCAGATGCACTCAGGAGACTCGCGAGCCGAAGAACATATCCAAGCCGCCATAGCTGGGATCGGTTACGAGCAGGACGGAGAAGACACGGTAGGATTAACTCTAGCCGGTTTTCTTGAACACCTCTTCAAAAAAATTGACCAAAGCTCCTTTCATCTTCCAGCCCTGTTTGTGAATCGCGTCTCCGCTCTTTCTCAAATAATCGCCACTCTTCGTGCAAGCAAAAGTTCTTCTCCAGAGAGCTACCGCGTCTCTCCCGAGGTCGGGACTCGATTGGGAAAGACACTTTCAAAGCTAGGACTTTGTTTGGCTATCGTTTTCAACAAGCCTAAGATTGATGACGAAGTTTGGCGGATAGTTCGTCAGACGGCCCTCAACACGGCTATTGGTTGGAACTTTGATATCTTTACGGTCCTTCTTCAGAATTTTCCAAAAAGGCTGACCCTTGAACAAATCACCGAACTCGCACAACTGCGACACACAAGAACTTACCAAAGGTTGGCTCTAGCTGAAGAAGTTAATTTGGTCGACATCCAAATTGATGATACTAATGGAAGTCCGGGAAGACCCACCCATTCCTATTCTCTCAGCCCTAGCATCGTCCGCCTCTGCAAAGTTTGCCAACTCATCAAACGCTCAAAGTGTAACTATTATGGCTAAGCGAAAAAAGAAGAAACCACCTTTCATAGAAGAGAACCCTCCTGCCGAAGGAATTCTAGAAAATTCCGAGGGCACTATCGTTACAACAAAAGAACGATACTCAAAACTTCAGGCTCTGATGGACAACCCGGACAACTACAAAAGACTTCTCTTCTACATCACTCAAGGAGCCTGGGATTATCAAGCCGCAGAAGCTTGTGGCGTCACTAAAACAACTTACTATGCTTGGATGAACAGGGGAAAGAAAGAGTCTGCTACTGGACGATTCCGACAATTCTACCAGGACGTTATTCAAGCTCGAGCAGCCGTACGTATAAAATGTGAGATAACCGTTGCAGCTGAGGACCCGCTTTACTGGCTTACCAAGGGCCCTGGAAGAGCAGCAGAAGGAGAACCTGGTTGGTCAGATACTCCTATCGCTTCTCAGGAGCCTAAAGACTTAGCAGCCCTTCAAGCTCAAGGCGATAAGACAGTAACTGACCTGGCTGACGTTCTCAAAGTATTCCAATCTTGTGGAATTCTCGACTCTCTCGTTGCCTCGGTCAAACAAGATGTCGAAGCCGAAGAAACCTCCAATCAAACTCTCTCGTCAAAAGAAGGACATTACCCCTTAGCTAACGTTAGCTACGAGGACCTTCTTGCTCAGTCCAAACAGAACGGAAATGGCAATGGCCGCCCCCCTAGTTCTTGAAGTCGTTCCTGAAGATTACTTCGAACCTGTACGATTCGCAAAATGGCTAGACAAAGCGAAGAAGCAAGGCGTCTGCAACCTTTGCCTTACTTGCGGACAAGCTCGATCCTTAGACGAATCTACATGTCCCAAGTGTCCTGAACTGTCAGTCATCCATTCCGAACCTGAGTTTTTTGACTACGAGACCAACAAGCCAAAAAGAGAGAACGTCTACGGACTGGAGCCTCTACCTTCTTGGCAAAACCACTTGAAGTCAAAAAAGACCCGGGCTCCTCGAAAGACCAATCCTTAAAGTCTGAGGGGAGTGTTTGCCCTGAAACACTATCGAGCGGTGTTAAAGAACCTCAAACCCTTTTGACCCGCTCGAACCCCTTTTTTAACTAACTAAGAATCAAGCATGAAACAGCCCCCAAAAAATTCGATTGACTCTGTTTCTATGCAACGGTGGAAACTACTAGAACGACGTTTGAGAAATCTTGCAAAAAAGCGATCGGAGATTGTCACTAAAGGGGTTCGATTCATGGAACTTATAAAAGAACAATTGGATATAGCTGACAAGCAAAGAAAAGTTATCCGATCGAAAATGTATGAAATCTGGCAAGACAACGATGCACCACAAGGTGAATATGCAAGTTCAAGTTCCCCTATTGTTTTTAAGAAAGGTAGAAAAGATGTATCTTTGGTGCACTTATCATAGGAAATGGACAAAAAACGACAGTAGTTGTCCTGATGATGACGGAACGTATGGTAATCACTGCATATTAGTAGAAGCGGAAGAAGAACCGCCGCCCACAAGAACATGCGACTGTGGATGTCCCCAGTGATAAAATTTGACCTAAAATTTACTGACTACATCCCCCACACGCCGACGATAAAGCAAGCGGCTTTTTTGATGCTCAATCATCGCGAGGCCTTCTTTGGTGGTTGTGGTGGCGGTGGAAAGTCCGACGCCCTATTAATGGGTGCTCTTCAGTACGTCGACATAAGAAACTTTGCGGCCATCATCTTCCGTAAGACTTTGACCAACCTCAAACTACCTGGAGGCCTAATCCCCCGGGCTCATGAATGGCTCGCCAGCTCTGACGTCAAATGGGACGGCCAGGAGAACACGTTCCTCTTTCCAAAGACTAACGCTCGAATCACCTTTGGCTACCTTTCCGACGTCCACCAAGGCACTCAGAAATACCGCTACTCATCGGCTGAGTTTCAGTACATCGCATTCGATGAACTGACCGAATTTTTTGAGGACGACTTCACATTCCTTTTCTCTCGTCTCCGCCGAACTCGTTGCCCGTTCCACGAGGGCCGTAAGTTTGATGGAAGAAACGCCCCACGACCTCGAGACCCAAACTGTCACACCTGTCAAGAGTACGCAGCCTTGTCTAAGGTTCCCCTTCGCGTTCGAACTGCGGCGAACCCAGGTAACATCGGTCACATGTGGGTTAAAAAGCGTTATCGAATTGACAAATGGGAACTCGACCGCAACGAAGACGGAACTAAAAACTACAAAAAGAACTGGGATGGAAAACTACTATTCAAAGGCCACCATCCAGAAAGGCCTTTCATCCCTTCTTACCTCACAGACAATCCCTATTTAGATCAAGAAGAGTATCGAGCCTCTCTCCAAAACCTCGACCCAGTTACTCGCGAGCAACTAGAACATGGGGACTGGTCCGTTTCTGCTTCAGGAAGAATCCAAGAAAAATTCTTCAAGCGGTATCGTATTACGGGCCCTTACGTTCACTTAGACAAACAGACTTACGAACATGCTGACCTAACCCGATTTGTCATCATGGACCCGGCAGCTTCTTCTCGCGACAGTCCCGGGGAGGTCTCTTCAGGAACAAACGCAACGAGCTTCACGGTAATCGGAACTTTCTTGCTAACCCCTAAATACGATCTGATTTGGTGGGACAACTGGAGATTCAAAGAAGAGGTCGACGAAATTTACCAAGCCTTGAAAAAAGTCAATCAGCTACACAAACCCGAGTTTTTGGGTATGGAAGTTTCTCCAATTTCAATGCACCTCTATCAGCTCTTCGTCAACGCCGGGCTCCCCATGCGACAGTTCACGCATGAGGGCCGAGACAAGCTTTCCCGAGCCACTCCAGCCATCAACCTAGCTCAGCAAGGCCGTGTCTGGCTGCCTCTGGACGCTCCTTGGCTCGACGACCTCGAATCCGAGCTATTCATCTGGACTGGCGACCCTAGAGAGCCTGACGATCAAATAGACGTCTTCGGCTACGCAGGTCTCTATCGCAACGAGGCCGCTGCCGCAAGCTACTCAGATTCCATTGTTCCTAGTGCAATGCTCGCGGCACAGATGACACCCCGTTTTATTCCAAGGAGATAATTCAATGACTAACGTTCAAGACTCTGGAGACACAATACATGATCTTCAGTTTACTGACCAAGACCTTCTAGACGCTTGTCAAAAACAGGGCATAGAGGCTGTGAATAAAGTTACCGAAAGAGACTTATTACAGATCAGAGAACACCTTGATCAATATTCTTTAAGAACTACCTGTTATGAGATGCCAAATAAGAATTGTAGATTCCTCTAAATATTATAATCATAAATACTCAGTAGGTGTGTATGTTCGTCGATCATGACCGTCGCTTCTTCTTTTGTCATATCCCCAAAACTGGAGGAACGTCTATTACAGCCGTGCTACTTGAAAACCTGGAAGGCCATCAGAATCCACTGGCACAGCACACTACTGCTTTTGATCTTCGAAAAAAGTATCCAAACTACTTCGGATTTTCCTTTGTTCGAAATGTCTGGGAACGAGAACGTTCTATTTATCGTTCCACTCTTGCAAACCGAAACCATCACAATTACAGACTGTATCGAGATTTTGAAAACACTGATGGATTTTCCGACTACATCCGATTCCGCTGTAGAAAGTGTAAGAAGAGTCCAAGGCCTATTCAGTTTCAAAAGACCTTTTTGACTGATAATAACGGGGAGTCCGTACTTGATTACATCGGCTCTTTTCAAAATGTGTTCCTTGACCTAAACCATTTAGCCCGAAGGCTCGACTTCCCTTCTATTATAAATGTTCCTCATTTAAACAAAACAACGAATGATTCTCTCATAAGCTGCCCCTACGATCCAACTTTGACTTCCTTAATGCAAAGGCATTTCAAACCCGACTTTGATTTTCTAACTAATGTTTGTCCGAGCGAGCCCCAACAATGTTTATAAATGAGACTCACAAATTTGTCTTCTGTCATATACCTAAAACCGGCGGAACCTCCATAACTTATTCTTTGTTTGACGCTAATCTAGGAAAATACGTACCACCTACACACAAGTCTTTACGCGACCTTTTCAAAAAGTCTCTCAGAAAATACAAGGATTATTTTATCTTCTCATGTGTTCGTAATATCTGGGACCGAGAAATTTCCTACTTTCGATATTTCTCAGAACATATACAAGACAATAGAGAAGTTTTTTATCAGCATTTCATAACCGATCCTACTTTAGGATTCAATGGTTTCATTCGCTATAGATGTTTAAATCTCAGAAAAAAACCTTCAGATGTAAGCCGGCTTCAATACGAGTACTTATCTGACAAACGAGGAAAAAACCTAACGAATTACTTATGTACTACCTCAACTCTTACAACCGATCTCCGTTACCTCTTTCAGAAATTCAAAGTTCGACAACCCAAGCACATCCGACACATAAATAAATCCTATGAAGCCACCACAAAGATACCTTGTATCTACACTAAAGAATCTATAAATTTAATTCAAACCTACTACGTCAAGGATTTTGAATTCCTTCAAGAGTACGCTCCAGAAGAATATCACGAACTCCCTACCCAATAGAAAACCCTTATTATGGACCCCTGTCTCGTCACGTTCCGTCACCATTCCGTTGAACACCAAAAAGTTTTCAGTCTTAACTATGAAGGGCCCAGCCTTCATTACAAGTCCGACAGCCTTTCAGAGCAAATTAAGGCCCACCCGGTTCTAATGCAAGAATCTCGCGGCTTTGGGGCTTTCTTCTGGAAACCTTTCATTATCCACAACGCATTACAAACTCATGAGGCCGTCATCTATCATGATTGCGACTTTAAGAAATACCCTCAGTATTTAGGTTTTGTACCTCTTGCTGCGGACTTCGCTCGAGAAGTACTAAAACACAACTGTTACTTCACGGCCAAAACTAATGTGAAAAACCGGACTTTCACCAAAGAAGAAATCTTCTTCACATTTGAAAAAAGCCTTGGAATCAACTACCGAAACAGCAACCATTATCAAAACCAAGGCTCTTGTTTCGTCGCGAGCCGACATCCAATTTGTCAAAACTTTCTCTACCTCTGGGCGACCTTTAACCTTCTGACCTATGACAAGACCTATTTGCTTTCTGAAAAATTTGATCCCAAGTTACAGATTGAGACCTTCCAGAAGAACCGATGGGATCAAGGGATAATCACAATACTTGACTACTTCCACGCCAGTCTACAAAACAAGCCCGCTTCTTCCCCTGTCTCCCCAGAACAAGCCCGTTTTCTTCAGGACTACCCGTTAGCATGTCTGCAATTCTAATCGCTTCTGGTGGTGGTTGTGCGTCCTCAGCTCTTCACGGATTCATTGCTTCCAAAGCAAAAAAACATCCCATTTTCAAGCCTGTAGTTCTTCCTGAAATTCTTCAAAGACCCGAGGTAATCGTCAAGACTCACGGCTACCCACCACCATATATTCCAAACGACGTAAAAGTTCTTTACTTCTATTGCCACCCTTGTTCAGCAATTTATTCTCTTCTGAACCGATTCGACAATAATCTTGAAGACCTCTTCTATAATTTTTTTGTTCCTGGAAGACCAAGAGAAGACTTTTTTAACTACGACGTTTTAAACCTAGAAGCTCATTGGCTTGCCTGGACTTCCTTTCCTAATGTCCTTGTCATTCCTTATGAAACACTACACGATTCCCATTTTTCAGGAATCTGTCGTATTGAAGAATTTCTCAACCTACGTCTTCAACTCAAGCATCGCGTCCGTCGATTTATCAATTGGGAATCTCAACCCAAATCAAAACAACTCCAGAGAATTTTTAAACGTCTCATTGACCGACAACTAGAATATCTAGATCAATTACCAAACTTAAAAACCCGTCAACCGGAGGAGTCAAATTCATGATTCATGTCGTAACTTTCCACTCATCAAACATAGTAAAAAGTGTCGCCCCATTTCTAGAACGTGTTGAATTTGCCCCAGAACTAAAACTCCATTCCTTTACTGAAAAAGATGTTGCAGACCTACGTATTGATCATCCCCATTTATTCTCACATCCTGATGGAGCTCGTACATTAGGTTTTGGTTGGTATTGCTGGCGGCCGTCTATTATTTTGAAAGTTCTTGATACCGTTCCGGATGACGACGTAATCTTTTACCACGATTGTGATGCAGGAAAATACAAAGGTTACCTAGCAGAAGTACCCTATTTTAGACACGCCGAAGATACCCTTGACCATCATCACAACTATTTCTTCATGCCTCATGATAAGTTTCTCCAAGGCCATTACACCAAGAAGGAAGTACTAATCTACTTCGGTCAAGATTTCCCGGAATATCATCAAGAAATTCATCTCCAGGCGAACTATTGCATCATGCGAAACAATGCGAACGCTCATGCTCTAATGCAGAGATGGAGTGACCTTTGTTTAACTGACGATCTTTGTCCCCGCGACATAAAAATCCCACAGCATGACTTCTTTCGTGCTCATCGATGCGTCCAGTCAATTATTACTTGCATGTACCATGATCATAAAAGACTTGCTGATGATAATCCTCAGAAGCACATTTTAAAATTTGCTACCGAATGCTCCGGTCGTTATTTCACTAACACCATTTTCAAATAAATCCTGTCAGGAGCCCCCCGTGTCAAAGCGTTTAAAAGTTCTTGCCCTACTCCTTGGAAAAACTCAAGGAACCTTTGCTGAGTGCTTAGCCTCTTTGAATCGAAAGTTTTCATTACAAGATCACGACACGACCTTTCGCATGTTTACACCGCCCTCAAATCCTGGAGAAGTTCTCTCCTCAGAAAAACTCTCAGAACAAATCCGAACAGCTTTTCAGGAACTCAACCCTAAAGCCGACAAATTTAGTTTCGAAGTAATCCCTGATAAGCTCAGTTTTTCCCAAAGGCGTAAAAGGTGTTTTGGACATTCCTGGTTTCCCTTAATGCTTCCAAAAACGGCCGAGTTCCGCGTCGTTGCCACCGGGGAGCTAATGCAGCATGTCGTTAACAACTGGGCACGTCTCGAGTGTGATTATTACGATTGGATTATCTTTTCCCGACCAGACATCTATTACT